AGCGGATCAAGTTAGAAATATAGGTAAACTTGGCATTGATTCCGGAACGGCTGTCATTGCTTTGTTAAAAGGCTTGCAGAAAAGGTATGCAGGCGCCGCGGATGAATTTACTCGAACCATCCCTGGTGCGTTGGAAGTTATAAAAGATAGCGTCTTTGTGCTATTCGAAATGCTTTCAAGAACACCACGTAATGCTCTTAAAGAGTGGTTAAATGGTGTTGCACAAGCATTTGAAGCCTTTGTTATAATTACACGCAATTATGGCTTAGGTGGGTTATTTCAAGCATTATTTCCTCCAGAATTACATGCCGCCTTACGTAATATAATTGGTTCACTGCAACAGTTGGGTGCTGCCTTTGCTGTTGTAGGTAGAATAGCACGAGATACTTTCGGTAATGCTATAAAGCTAATCGTCCAAGTCTTAGGTTTTGTTCTTCCACCCATTACAACTTTTATTAATGCGGTAGCGCAAGTAATTCAGTGGCTTTATGTCACGATTCCTTTCGTTAGACAGTTAGCTGCTGCTTTTACAGCTCTAATAATTGTTATTGTAGTAGCGAAAGCATTTATGATGCTGTGGAAGGTTCTTAAGATAGGAACTATCCTTTTATGGATTAAGAATGCTGTTATTGGAGTAGGTAAAGCACTTATTTCAATGGCTAAAACTGTCGCATTAGCTACGGCAGCTAACTGGAAGCTAGTAGCTTCATTATTAGCCATAGTAGCTGTATTGGCATTAATCCTTGCTTTCTCACAAAGGGCAAGAGATTCTGTTAAGAAGGTTGCTGATGCTTTTAGAAATATTGGTGTTGGCTTTGACCCTGGTACCATAGCACAGCCAGAATTTAATCCCCCGGCTACAGGCGATTTTGAAGACGGTGGATTAGGTGATATTATAGGCGATGTTGAAGACCTGGGTGATGCAGCTGATTCAACTAATAAAAAGTTGAAGAAGATGTTTAACCAGTCTTTTGATGAAGTTTTCTTAATTGATGATCAGGAAGATACCACTTTAGGCGGTATTGCTGATATGGATCTTTCCGATATATTATCCGGCTTAGATGATCTGCTTGGCAAAGTCGATGATCTCGCTATGTCTGGTGATTTCTGGGAAGATTGGGGCAATTTAGAAGATGCCTTCGGTCTCGGAGGTATGGATTTTAGTGATCAGCTCACTGAACTGGGTGGCAACTTCTGGGAAGCTGTAAAAGAAGCTTTCTCCGCACCAGAATGGGTTGGTGCTGGTATAGGGGCCGCATTAGGCGCTGTTATCGGTGGTCTACTTGGTGGTCCTGCTGGCGCAAAGATTGGTGCCGCGATAGGAGCCCTTGCAGGCTTTGTAGCTGGCTTGTATTGGGATGACGTTGTCAAATTCTTTGAGTCTGTTGGCTTAAATGAAACGACGGCATTAGCTACGGCAATTGCAGTTCCGTTAGGTGCCGCGATTGGGTTTAAGGTCGGTGGTCCAATCGGCGCTTTAGTTGGTGCCGCTATCGGCTTCTTGGTAAGCTGGATCATCGGCGAAATAACTGAAGGATTAGAGACAGGTGACTGGACCGACATTGGTAAGCCTATCGGTATAGGCTTAGGTGCTGGAATTGGTTTCTTAGTTGGCGGCCCTTTAGGCGCATTAATTGGTGGTGCTATTGGCGCATTAGTCGGCTGGATTGTCGATATGTTTATCGATGGCTTCACAAATAATAACTGGAATCCGCAAGCTCTAGGTGGTGCTTTAGGAACTGGAATAGGCGCTGCAATTGGTATGATTGTCGGTGGACCCGCTGGCGCTGCAATCGGGGCGGCTATAGGTGCTTTGGTTGGCTGGCTTGTAGGATTAATCGTTGATAACTGGGATGCAATCACCGCCTGGTTTGGTGATGTTGGTAAGTGGTTTGGTGATCTATTCTCTGACATAGGCGAATGGTTCGGTAAGATAGGTAAAGCCATCGGCGATTTCTTTGGTGATGTTGGTAAATGGTTTAGTCAAGCCTGGACAGATCTGAAAACGTGGGTGAGCAATGTTCTTGGCGCCATCGGCGGATTCTTTAGTGGCATTGGTACCTGGTTTTCAAATATCGGCGCCGAAATAGGCAAGTTCTTCTCTGGCGTATGGAAGAGCATTGGTGATTTCTTCTCAGGCATCTGGCAAGGAATTTCCGAATTCTTTACAAACATTTGGAATTCAATTACTGAATTCTTAGCTCCGATCGGTGAAGCATTAAACAATCTGTTCGCGGTTGTTTCAGGCGTATTTAAGGATATCTGGAATGCTATTGTCACAGTAGTCAATGACATTAAGAATGCTGTAGTGACAGTGTTTACAGAGATCTGGAGTGTCATTTCTGAAATCTTTAGTTTCATCTATGATTTGGTAGTCATGATTGGAACGAAGATTTGGAATGCAGTATCCGCCTTCTTTACAAACATTTGGAATAGCTTCACTACATGGCTTTCCGATATTTGGAATAAAATCTCTACCTGGTTTAATGAGATCTGGACAAGTATTACTACCTGGCTTGGTAATATTTGGAATAGTATTTCAACATGGTTCTCCGACGTTTGGAATAAGTTCACAACTTGGCTTTCTGATATTTGGATTAAAGTTTCAACCTGGTTTAGCGAAGTTTGGACAGGGTTCACTACATGGCTTTCAGATATTTGGAATAGCATTACGACTTGGTTCTCGGATATTTGGAATAGTTTTACAACCTGGTTAGGTGATATCTGGAACAAGTTTACAACTTGGTTCAGTGAAGTATTTAACAAGGTAGCAGAATTCTTCGGTAACATCTTTAATAAGATCGGCGAATTCTTTAGCAATATTTGGAATAAGATTTCAACCTTCTTCTCCGAGGTGTGGAACAAGATAGTTGGATTCTTCTCAGACATCTTTAACAAGGTCAGAGATTTTGTGGCAGATGTGATAAACGCATTTGCAAACTTCATTTCTAACCTATGGACTAACATAAAGAACGGTGTAGCAAATATCTATAACACCTTCAAGAATTGGATTTCCGATTTGTGGAATAACGTTTTTGGAAAGTTCTTTGGTTGGATTAAAGACGGCATAGATAAGCTTCGCGAATTCTTTGGTTTAAGTAAAAAGGCTGAAGCCACTCCTACCCCGTCAGGTGGAGGAACAAGTGGTGGGGGCACAAGTGCAAGTAGCTTCAGTACATCTGGCTTTGATGTTCCTACTGGCGGCTCTAGTGGTGCTTCATTATTAGGTAGATCTACACCAATGAGCGGCTTACCGATCGATGGACATAAAGACGGTGGTATCTTCAATAAAGAACACGTCGCGTGGATCTCCGAAGATGATCGCGCTGAAGCCGTGGTGCCACTGCAGAATCCCAGTGCAATGCAGCCGTTTGTTGATACAGTGGCTACGGGCGTTGTATCAGCACTAGTTCCGTTCCTCGTACAACAGAATAATAATGATCAATTGCCGCCTGTATACGTAGGAACACTTATTGCAGACGATCGTGGCTTGAAAGAGCTCGAACGTAAACTACGTATTATTCGCGTGAAGGAAGAAAGGAGGGGCAGCTAATGCCAATATTACAACAGTCTTACAAGATAAATGGTACTCCGTTCAAGCGCCCCGATTCCTTCAAAATTGAGAGGTTTAATCTAACTGATCTGCAGCGCATTGCTTCGGGTGAGATGTGCGGCGACTTAATTGCCAAGAAAAGAAAATTTTACTTCACCTACGATTCAATCACTTCAGATCAGTTAGAAACCATCTTCAATTTGATTTGGGAAATCGAGGATCTGTTTTATGAACTGACCTATATCGAAAATAATGTTTCTAAAACAGCGACGGTATATGTTGGCTCAATTCCCACTGAGCTTGTTCGAACAGGGGCTAAGTGGGTATGGAAAAATGTAACGTTCAACCTGATCGAAAAATAAGAAAGGAAGGTAGCTATCATGGCAAATTATAGACAGATGCTTTATACAGTAGGAAAGGCGATTGAGTCTCAGATTAATCGTATCAATCGACATATGCACAGTGGTGCAAAATGCTATCCTACTTTGGCGGCGGGCAAAAGTGTTCAGGCAGCAAGCAGTGCCTGGACATTAGGTAATTTTGCGGAAATTATCCCGGCAAATGCAATCGCAGCACCATTTGATATCCATTATCTCAACATTGAAGCTACCCCTGGCGCCGGCACATATGAAATTCATTTATATACTGGGGCTTTGGGTGAAGAAGTTGAAATCGGCTTTGTAAGAACCACAAAATTATTGGATGGCCTTACAGCAGCTGTCTCTGTACCTTTTCAGATGGATGTTGTTCCTAAGAACACACGTATTTCCGCTAAGCTAGCATCCAGTCTCACAAATGGTCCAACGGTTACTTTTAGTGCACATTACCATACCTATTAAGGCGGCCCGATTAAATAAGAAAAGGAAGTGAATAAGATGCCTGATTTATACGATGCTACGGATGCTGATTATAATGCTGCATCACGTGCTATTATAGCAAAGATTGAAATCTTTTTCGACGCTACGCCGGTTACAGTAACTAAAGATGATTACTTAATCGACTACGACGTGCTCGAGGAAGTTGGTAGTGATTCAAACGATAATCCGTTAGGAAATACTTCTGCAAATGAATTTTCTTTCGCTTTGCTGAATAAGGATGGCATCTTTAATCCCACGAATGCCTCCGGTCCCTACTATGGCAAAATTCGTTCTGGTATTAAAATCATTCCTTATATTCGTACCTCCGCTACAAACTTTATTCAGCTCGGCGTTTACTATGTAAATGAGTGGCTTGCAACTGTCACTAGCCTGCAAGCTACCATTTCTTGTTATGACGCTCTGAATGCCGTATTTATTGGCGCTCCGGCTCGCCCCGCAATTCAGCCGCAAAGAACTTACGCCCAGTCTTTTGACCATTTCATGACAAGCGTAGGACGCACAGCAGATGTTGATGCAACATTAACTACCTTATTAGATTGGTGGTACATTCGCTCTGCCAACAAAACAACATTACAAGAATTATCTACAGCTTCTATGTCTGGCTGCTATTGTGGACGTGATGGAACTATTCTTGTTCGTAATATGACAACACCGAAAGAAGTAAGAGCTATTCTGACGGATCAAGATCAACTTATTTCGGCTGATATTTCGTCCTCTTTGAATAAAGAGTACGACGGCGTATTTATCGTCTTAAATCGGCATCAATTGACCGAATTACAGGAACTATTAAATGTTAAAGATTTCGAACTTACACAAGGAACGTTAGTAAGTCCCATCACACAATTTAATGTAACTCCGGTTGTTCGAATCGAAGCCGTAAACTTTAATACGAAAACACCCAATTGCCAATTTAGAAGCTACATCGCTACACCATACGAAATCACGTACACACTTCAAAATAATAATCTGGAAACAGCTATTGCTAATCTTATCGTCTATGGGCGTAGTTTAGAAATCGCCAAGAGCGAATTTATGAACACAGGCAATAATCCTTTACAGCTGGATAACGTCTATGTACAAACACCTGCGGCAGCGGACATTATCGAACAAGTATATACTGAGTTTACGGAAAGTGATCTTCCTTTCTTAGACATATCGATTCGTGGTAATCCTCTATTACAATTAGGGGATAAAATCACGGTGCAGAGTACAAAATATGCATTAAACTTTACGGGGTATATATTGCGGCAACAATTTACCTACACTGGTGCGTTGCGGGCGCAATTACGTTTAATTGATTCCCGTATACTGGAGGTGTAGTTATGATATATGGCGAAAATATTTTATCTACACAACCTGCTGATTGGGCTTTAGCTAATGCAGACATGACATCAGCTACAATAAACTTATATGAAGATGGCTTAGCTACAACTGAAATAAAACCAACTAGGTTACTATCTATCCCTAGTGTGATGCTTCTTAGTTTGATAGTAGATAACTATGTTAATACGTATGTTCCAACCGCATTTGCTAAACTAACTATTGAAGCAACGGATGGTACTTATTTTGAGTATACTGTTCCGTTAGTAGAAATAAAGAATGGAGCTTGTACAGTTGAAATAAGCACAACTTCCACAGAGTATACTACTTGTTTCTTCTCACTACTGTCCAAGGAAGCTGTTCAGATTCATTCCTGGGCGCTATATGCCCCAATTTCAGAGATTGTAGATTTAACCGAAGTAGAGGCTAAGATTCCTAGATTGTTAGCAGACTACAATACTTCTACAATAGTTGTTTCACAGAGAGAAGAGACTATAGCCTTAATATCAGCTAGACTACTAGAAAATATAGATGTTAGAGGACAATTACAGATAACATATATTGCATCAGACGCTTGTACAATTACTATACGTTGTAAAGATAACAATGGAACTGAATTGTTTGCTCCCTTACTGTTTGATGTTTTGAAAGGTAAGGGTAGCCTAGGTGTTCCACATGCTTATTTAAAACGGTTACTTGGATTGCATACCTTCACTGTAACAGCACAATGTACGGTTGGAACCATTTCCTTCAATACTAGAGATATACTATATACTATTGATGCTGGCTATCTAGCCCAACGACATATAGATATAGACACTGACATTCAAGATATATCTGTAAGAAGGCTTTCTACGGAGAGTTCACCATCCTTCATTTATGCAGTTGGAGTAGATAGAGATAATATCATTCGAGTTAGAAGACGACCTTATACTGAGCAAGGGATTGTTGCTTGGGAACATATGTATCAGTATGCGGAAGGTACTAATGCTGCTATAGAGTTTAATGGTATATGGTATAGACCAATAGGACAGGACTATTTTACACTATTGTGCGAAGAACATCCATGGGTATTCTGGGTGGATTTAGTAGGTAATCTTAGAGCACAATACGGACCGTATGATTTAGATGCTTTCATACTTGCAACGGGTGTCTCGCATGTTAAAGCTGTAAGGGGTTTTAAATCTGAAGAATTTACCGAACAGGACCAAGGACTTGTTGTAGTTTATGTACGAGACGGTTTAGCTTATTATAGAAACTATTGTATCCAACCCTTTGGAAACTACGCTTGGGAAGAGGAACGTGAACTACCGCAACTAGGAACTGATATAACTGCTATTCATATTCATAGACTGAATGACTATAGGATAGGAATAGTAAGTTCATCACCAAATGGAAATAAGTGGTTGATAACTACTAGAATGTATATAGCTGGGGCCGTGTTGCCTGAGAACATCAGAAGTACTATCCAAGACTTAAATATTATAGTAACCGCTCTTAACTATGCTAACTTTTATACAGCAGAGCATATATCTAGTGCCGTGCAAGATTTATATATTGGATGTGCCAAACCGATAAGTCCATTCATAGTAGACGTTACTAATATAATGAACGAGACTACCACACTATACGTAACATTCAGTGAAGAATTGTTTGAAACATTAACAGGTAAACAAAACCACTTTGCTCTTACAGATGCTAATAATGTATCTTACCAGATACTTTCTACGAAAGTAGGTGAAACACAAGCTGAGTTGGTTCTTATTACAGATAATTTTGCAGCGGCTAAGAATCCTATGTCATTAGTGTATAACAATGGGGTAACTGTTGATAATCTTGTACCGGCTCTAACTGTTGTATCGAATAATGTACATTTTGCTATACCAAATACTACGGTACCTTTCGAAGCTTTAAAAGAACCTCCTACAGGCCATGCTAGCGAGAATATATCAGTCAAAGATGTATCAGTAACATTCATAGCTACTCAGGTTTATTATAGAGATAGATATGGTACAGAGAATATTTCAGCCAACAGCAACATGGTTTCAATTATTGTTACTAATGTTGGTACAGAACCACTATAAGGAGGTAAAAGAGTTATGAAAGTAATTCAAAACGTTTCAATTCATAATAAGTTTGACATTGAAGTTAGAAACGCTATAACAGGCGAACTTAAACAAGAGGTAACAGCATATAACATAGTTCTTAATGCTATGTGGACTAGGTTAGTTAACTTCAATTCATACTTTACTAACATTCACTTCGGCACTGGTAATGGTTCATTAGACCCTACTCGTACTACGCTATTTACCTGGCTAGGGCAGAAGGCAGCAACTAATACAGAAGTAATTAAAGAGCTACCTGTATCTAGTTGGAGACGACAAATAGTTCTAAACCCTGAGGAGTTTGTAGGTCAGAACTTAACTGAGGTAGGAATAGCGTACGGCACAGGTTCTTCTAACCTTGTTACGCATGCAATGCTTAAGGATGCCGAAGGTAATCCTATCAGTATTCTGAAAACTGGTACTGATGTTGTCACTATTTTTGCCACTGTTTTTGTAACGTTCTCGGCTGATAATGTTGAACTATGCGGAATGCCTAATAACAACCCTCTTGTAAATTATCTTGTAGGGGGCTCATCATTCCCATCATGTAGCTACTATGTAGGTCCCTCGGATATACCCACTTATAAGGTTAGTCCCGGAAACGGTGCTAGTGAAACATTCGGTAGTACTAGCTCTGTTACTATTGCAAACTGGATAAAGGATGTAGCTACAAAGAAGTCTACTACACCTGCAATGCGCTTTGGTACTGCTGCAGGTAATGGTGACATTTTAGAAGCAAGCTTTGGTTCAGGTGTAAGTAGTCCAATATTTAGAATAGTATTGCCTTTAGAAGGTGTATTTATAGGGCAGTCTTATACTGATGTTCCGGTCGGTGT